GATAATTCTTTATTTGGATAATCAGAAAGTTGATTATTAATAATAACCGCATTTGAACTAATATGATCAGCTAAATGGTGATCTAAAACAATAACATCAATATTTTTTTCAGTTAATAATTTATGTTTATCATAGTCGTTACTACTTGAATCAGGGCATAATATTAATTCATATTGTTTTTCTAAAATAAAATCAATACAATCACTTAATCCATGTTGTTTACTATCATGCATATACCATTCTACATAATTATTTATCCAAGTTGGGAATATCTTATATAAATAATTAATTAATAAAGCGGCAGATGTATAACCATCACAGTCGCAGTCTACAATTATTAAAGTTTTTTTATTAAAAGTAATTGCATGTAAAATTCGAGATAAAGCTTCTTTTAAATTTTCTTCTCCTAATAATAAAGGTGAATTAATATCCTCATCAGATAAATTTACATAATGTAAAATTTCATCTTCCGCAATTCCTCTATTATATAAAATTTGTTGAATTGCTGAAAAATTTTTATTTGGTTTGTTTATTAATTGATATTTCATTTTAATTGAACCTCCCCAAAAGGAAGCCAATCCGCGATAGCAATATAGCAACCATTAAACATTGGATATGATAATTTTTCAATTAAATCAAAATGTTGCATTATTTGTGCTTTTATTTGATTTAAAGTTTCTTTATTCATTAAAATAATTGGTCTATTTATATCTAATTTTGTATATATACTCATTGAAATTGAGGAGTTATTAGATAATATATATTCATCCACCATTTTATTTAATTTTTCAAGATCAATTTTTATAATATTCATTTATTATCTTCTCCTTTAAATATAATATTTTCTTATTATATTATAGCAAAAAAAGAAAAAGTTGTCAAGTCAACTCTTTCTTTATTCTATAGTAATTCTGTTTTTAAACAAATATATAAATTTATTTTTTCCCTCATCTATTGGACTTGATTTATATTGAAGAAGATTCTCTTTATCAAACATGTAACTAATATTTACATAATTACCATATTTATTATATAAAGTTTTTAATTTAATAACCCATTTTTGCCATTCTTTATCACCAATTTTTTGAAACTGTTTATCAAGTGCAATAATAATTTCTTTTACTCCAATGGATAAAAGTAATTTAACTTGATAATTAATTAAATTACTGCCACAACATGCTACACTTATATCTGACTCTTGCCCAAAATATGACGCATACTTAAGACAACTCTTTTCTCCTTCAAAAACAATAGCTTTTTGAAAAGTAGAAATTGCTTTTTTACTATTATTTAAATTATATAAATTAAAACCAAGAGGATGATTATATAATTTCCCACTTATATAAGCTGGACGATATTTGCCATATACTTCATTTTCTTTAATTAAGGTTCTTTCTCTAATCCCAATTAAATTTCCATCTATATCATAATGAGGAATAACAATTCCTTCATTCATAGGATCATAACAAATTCCTCTTGATTCCATAATATCAAATGTAATATCTTCTTTTTCCCAAGAAATAATGTGCGGATGAGGTAAATATCTTAACACTTTATTATCATAAGTCTTTAATTCTACAATTTGTGGTTGATTTTTTTCTTTATTTCTTTTAAAATTATTAATAATTTGCCAATCTTCGCTTACTTCTTGGTTATCTTCAAAATTAAATGTTTCTGCTGTATATCCAAAGTATCGGGCTACAAATGTAATAGCACGAGGTAAAGAAAAGTTTTGAATGCCCGCAGTTTTATTTACTCTTAATACTAAATCATATATATCAAATGAAGCATCACTGCATCCTGTATAACAATGAAATAATCGAGTATTTTCATAGTAATATAATTTATGACTATCGCCACCATGACAGATTGTGCGAGCAGTGAATAATCCATTTCCCATTGTAGGTTCACCGCCCAATTCACTTACAAGATCAAATACTTCTTCTATTGTTAAGTTTTCTTTAAGTGTGTCTTTATCATATTTAAACATTTTACTATCCTTTTGCCCATTCATATAATTTTTCTGCCAGTAGTACTGAAAAAATTATAAATAAACAAATTAAAATAAAAAGAATAATCATCATATATTTTTATATTCCTCAATATAGGCTTGTAAACAACCATCTTTTGGTAATATTATGACAGTTTTATTAACTGAAGATTTTGTTATAATATCTCCAATCCATTTATCCCAATTTATTTCAATTAAGGCAGTAAAATCAATGTCATTTCCTCTTTTGATATATCTTTCTTTATAGATAGATATATCAGTAAAAGGGGGTACTACAACAGTATATCTTACTTCCATTTGTTCAAATTGTTCTAATAACTGAGGATGAGTAGATACCATAACATGATATCCATTATCACTCATATGTTTTGCTACTTTTGCATAACGAACCCAATCTTTTTCAAATGGGGTACTTTCTAAATCTACCCAATTAGAAAATTTTGCCAAGATAGACTTTCCAACCCCAGGGAAACCGCAAATAATCATTATTTTTCCTCTCTATTATTTTATTCTAAGTTTTAAACAAAAATTCATTGTATGATATTTATGATATATATACCATTCTTTTATCCAAATATATATAGCTTTAAAAAAATTATATCCTTTATATTTAACCTTTGAATTACCCTGACAAGTGGTTATGACTTCAATCATATTAATTCTCCTTAAAAAACACTTTCATATCTCTTTTTTAATTCTTTTTGAAACATAGGAATATATAAGTCAGCAAAAGGAGAATGATTTCTTTTTAACATATTAATACAATTTATAATATGAGATTCATCCATTTTATTAACATTTATTTTTTTACCATCTTTTGTTGTCCAAATGTTTTTTGAGGATTCAATTTCTGCTCTTGCTTAAATTAATTCAAAAATTTTTTGTGATTGTTCTAATTCATATATATGATCTGAAATCCATTCTCTACCAAGACTCATCTTACTCTTCCTTATAAAATAATTTCATAATCTTTTAATTGTTCTATAAATTTTATTTTTCCGCAATTCTTACAGATAATAACACCTCTAGTAAAAGAACCATATAAAAATGGACTTGCCTTTCCCCAATAAAAATGTGGACATAATATTTTATTTATAATAGAATTTTTGTTTTTCATATTTAAAATTCATCTTCTTTAACCTTATAGCAAGAACAAAACCATCTTGGAATATCTATGCTATAAATAATAGTATCTTTGGCTCTACAATGACCATAAGATATTCCCATCCATAATGCGCCATCCGTATGATAATATTTACAATATTTACATTTTTTATGATTTTTTCTATATCTAAAAACTTTATAATCCATATTATTTAATATTTGTTTCTATCACATCAAAATATTCTTGTGGAATTTCTTTATCTAATAAAATATTTCTTAAAAGATTATTTTTAACACTAGAATGATAATAATTAAGTTCTTTACTGTCTTTAAATCCAAATTGTTTCCAACTACAAAGTTTCATTGTAGATAAATATTTTCCAAATACTTTTCTATATGAGTGAGTTTTTATAGCTGTTTTACATTCTCTTATCATTTGTTGAAACCATATTTCTTCAATATATGGAATATCAAATTCTTTCATAAGTGAAAAATATGTCCATGGTTTATCATCAAAACAATTCATTATTCTACATTCTTTATGATAACAGTCTAGTGTTTTATCTTTAAAACTATAAGCGTAACTTGGAGGAATTTCTTTACCACAAATTTTACAAATATTCATTATTTTCTCCTTAAAAAGCACTAGCCTCTATTTTAGGTGTTACTTTAATTTTTAAATCTTCAATATCCATTAATTCATAATTATAATTAGTAACAAATATGGGATCAATACGACATACTCCTCTATCAGATTTGCACCAAAGAAGAATATCTTTATAGCGGCCGCGTCTATTTTTATAAACAGAAATCTTTATATCAGGCATTTCAATGCCCATAGAATTAACAATATTTTTTAATGCTTCTCTATCATCTTGACTGACTTGAAGCATAATCATACCACAATCAATTTTATCTGCAATAGCTTTTGCTCCACGAAGTAGATTTTGGTCATATTGTTGGGCTGATACATAATCTGCATTTAACTGAGTTGCAGACATGACAAATACACCGTATTGATTACACAAGTCTTTAATTCTTACACTAATCATAAAAAGAATATTATCCTCTCGTAATCCTTTTACTCCTGCTTTTGAACTAATTTCACTAAGAATCTTCATACTTGAATGAATATAATCCATAAAGACATATCTCACATCATATTGACGAATACCAAATTTAATTGTATTTTCAATATCTTGAAGTGAAAAATCTGGTAATTTTTTAATATATAAAGGACTTTTTGAAAGAATTGCGGCGGCTTCGCTCACTCGTTCCCACTCATCTCCGACATATGCGTTCTCAAGAATATGATCTTCATTTACTCCAGACAGGAAAGCAATCATCATAGTTTGAATTTCATCTTCTTCCTGTTCTGTGGTAATAAACTGAGTTGGTTCACGAGTTCCATTATCTTCCCATTGCTTTGTTTCAAGATTGTAAATTTTATTACAAGCAATAGAACAAGCATCCGCAATCATGGAACGTGTTTTTCCAACTCCAGTTGCCGCAGACCGCAAATAAAACTTTTTTAATCTTGCTCCTCGATGAATTGCATTAACTAATCTTCCATAAAGCGGATACCCAATTTCTGGGTTTGTTTTTAATCTTTCCAGAAGTGCTAATGCTCCATCCCCCGCTTGAATTACTCCATCTTCTGAATTATCAATATATTTTGCTTTTATTTCATCAATTTTGTCATTAATAGTATTTGCAATTTCATTAATTGGAGTATTATCAAACCATGACTCTTGCGCTTCTTTCTTTTTTACATCTAATACATTATCAGGATCATATAACCATGATAAATCCATTCCAACACTTTTATTATACATTCTTAAAAGTGTCATCTTTTTCATACGATTATAATAATAATCAAACGCCGCAAGTTGACACATTTCTTTAATATTTTCTAAATATTCAGAACCTTTGTTTACTTTATATATAGCATATTTTTTTGGACGTTGCTCTAAATATTTTTCGATATCTTCAATTGAAATTTGTTTAGCACCAAGCTGATGAAGATTATAAATTGATCCAAATAAAATTCGATGGAATTCTTGAACAAAATCTTCTTCATGAAATTTATATTTATCTTCTAAGTCCAAAAGAGAAGGATTGATAAAAACATCTCCGATTACCTGCATACAAGCAGATGTGTCATAATATTTTGAACCCATTTATTTTTCACCTATAATTTTTGCATTTTTAAAAGCTTTAATTAACATTATTAAAGTTTCTTGCTCATAATTCCCCGCGAGGCAATGTGCGTCTGCATTTAATCTATGAAAGCTATCTTTAAATCCGTCTTGAAGAAAATGATTTTCAAATTCTTTTGGTATTTCAATTATAATTTTCATTAATCCTCCTCTTCAAACCACATATGCGGCGGCCGCACATATACTCGTGGAGATTCAATCTTTATCACTTTTTCTTTTGGTATTGTAAAATTGGAAATATCTTTTTCTTGATTTACTAATTGTGCTTGATATAATGCGTAATAATAATTTAATGCTTGCTTATAAATATAAGGAATAATACCTATACTACCATTGCTTTTGTCTAAAGAATTACCTTCTTTTTCATAATACCATTTCAATGTTTTTAACATACCACTATATGTATAATTATTTTCTTTAACATATCTTTCAGCAAGTTTTTTAGTTAAAATATAATTATAATCTTCTCCAAATAATTTTCTTGTATAGTCATAAAAAGCCTCAATATCTCTTTCCTCTTGAGACATATTAGCTACATGATTTTCCCAACATTTTATATGAGCATATCTACGCGCGGAGACTTGTTTAGTAGGCTCTTTATCTCTATCAAATTGTTTTTTACAATAAAGACAAATTACTTTATGTGCCATACTTTATCTCCTTTCTGAATATTTTTCTATTTATATTATAACAAAAAAAAGAAGACTTGTCAAAGTATTGCAGCCCTTTGACAAGTCCATATATATTTATAATTATTCTGATTCCGTCTCTTTGGAAAGTAAGAGAAGATCATCATAGATCAGAGAAAGAGCTTCAACTTGCTCACGAGAACACTGGCTCATTTTCTGGCCTCGACCGAGATAACGATCAGTAATCTGCACAATTCGAGGTTGATAAAATTCTTTAAAGACTTCATCAGAATTATTATCAATCATTGCCTTAATTAGATCATTACAACCTTTCATAAGTTCATCAAAATTAAGGTCTTTAGTTGTATCTTTATAAAGGTTATTTTTTTTGTCTGTAAAAAATTCTTTTCCATCTTCTTGAGCTTGTTTGTCTATTGCATCGCTAATCGCAGAAACAAGATTATCATAAGAAAAATCAATATAATCTGGAGTATATTTAAATCTTGAACCAGCTTCATATCTAGACGTTCCACGCATAAAAAGTTTAGTTAAATTATTTCCATCTTTATCCGTGACAATTCTAGAATATCCAATAATATCTGCCATTCTAGCTACGATATTATTTGCTCTCTTGTCAAGAGTAGGAACAATCTTATTATACTCATTTCCCGCTTCATCTTTAAAAACTTTATCAGTAGCATGAGAAATAAGAATAAGACCATAATCCATCATTACAATAGATCTAAGACAATCATCAAACTCTTTTGATACAAGTCCATAGCCTTTACCGTAAGGAATGTCACTAATACTATCAACACCA